TCTACTAATGTAATACCAGCGTTACTAGTTCCAACTAAATCAGGTGCTGGTTTCCAAGAACTAGAAGATGCTTCCCATTTTAAAACATAACCATCTGATGGAGAAACAGTTGTAGTATCAACATCACCTAGTTCATCAATAGAAGATGCTTCGTCAATTAATTGTTTCCATGCATTAGAGTGTGCAAAATAACCATGACCAGTATCATGTGCATGAGCAAACATACCATGATATGTTGTAGCGTTGACTGCCTGTAGATCACCAAGTGTAGCGAATACGTTAGAAAAATATAATTTATTTGTAACATAGACAGGACTTGTAGAAGTATTACCTCTGTCTATTACATTCTGAAATGTAGATGTCTCAGTGTATGATGTTAGATATCCTGCAGTACCATGATCACCCCATCCAAATGCTGTATTCCAGTTAGTTTTATCTGTATTTGTTGCAACTAGATAACCTTCTGTTCCATGATCTCCCCAACTATATGCTGCATCCCAATTAGAAACGTTAGTATTAGCAGCAAAACCAGAAAGATCTGGTGGTGTGTAAGTAAACTGACCATTAGCAGCATTGAATGTTAGTGAAGCGGAACCTGCTACATTAGTTACTACACTATTAGATGGTGGTACAGTTGGTTTATTTAAAATTGAACCAAGACCACTAGTTGCGTTCCAATCTGGTTGAATTTGTGCTGCTGGTATGGTAGGTCTTCCAGTAAGACTATTATAATCTCCATCAAAAGGTGTTGCCCACTGGATAGTTGCACCAGTAGAAGTTAGTACCTGACCAGAATTACCCACAAATCCTGCTGCTTGTAGTGGTTTACCAGCAGGGATATTCAGACCTTCTTTTATCTCAACAGGAGCATCATCCCCAAAATTAGCAATTTGATTTGCGAGTAACTTCGACATACCTCTAGTCCAACAGACAGTTTTATAAGCTAGAAGTATTTAGTGAAGAACAGACATTAAAAAAGGAGGGTGACAAACCCTCCTTAAACACATGCACACTGATGAGTTTTAAGTCGTCTCAGGACTATCGTCTGTAGTAATTACAATATCATCTAGTGCATCTAAGTCTCCACCATGTCTAGTAGGAAACTGTATGACATTATCATGGTTACCAAGATCAATATTAAATTCACTTGCTCTATTATAATACTCTTCTGTATTATCTGTAAAGCGAATTGTATTATTAATACTTGCTTTAAGATCCATCAATGCTTGTAGCATCTCAAATAGTTCAGTAAGATGGTGATCCTCTCCTTCTGCGAGAGCATTAATTAGTGCTTTACGAATTGATTCTTCAGCACGTTCTACGTTTGATTTTACGCTCATGATGTGTAAGGGGATGTAATTGTGTCTGTATCTCTAGGGTATGCTGCTACCTCTGGATCTGGGTCTAACCACTTGGTATACTCGTGGTCTTCGATGCAGCAATCGAGTTGTGCTTGACTATCAAGCAGATACATGTCGTTGTATCTTCTAGTCCATTCATTGAACTTTTGTATCCTTAGATCAGGATAACCAGTTTTTAATGTGCCAGACTGTACATATCTGTACGGATAGCGTTCTAAGATGACTTCTAGTTTCATGATCCTTCTGAGTGATTACTGTATAAATTATACCACTCTTCGTCACTCATTTGCTCGGTCGAGGGTTCCAGTTCTTTAGCTGGCACAGCAACAACTCTTCTGCCATCTGGTTGTACTATCATAATTTTTTCTCCTGCTTCAATCCTATCTTGATAGGCATCAAAATTACTTTCAAAATCAGCAATAGTTACCTCTTTCATTGACAGCATATATTATTTTCTTGTAAGTATTTAATACTTTCTTTGCATCCACCTAATCTGATGTCATCAAGTAAAACTTGAGGAAATGTAGTTCCTTTTCCAAACTTTTCATAGAATTCTTGTCTAGTAAAATCTCTATCTAGTTTGTAAACTACATGATTTAACTCCTCAAACTCAACAATTGCAATAAATTTCTCACAATAAGGACAACCATCTCTAGAGTAAATGGTAATCATTTCATTGCCTCAAAATCTTTCTCAAAGATGGCAAGACCTGCATCTGTTAAGACATGATTATACATCTTATCAAATATTGCAGTAGGTAGAGTTGCTACAGAAGCACCGTACAAGAAACATCTAGATACATGATGTACATCACGCAAACTAGCAGCAAGAACTTGTGTTTTTTCATCTTGAGTACAATACAAATCAGCAATACCACGTACTAATTCTACACCACTGAATGAATTGTCGTTAAGACGACCTACAAATGGTGAGACATATGTAGCACCTGCCAATGCTGCCATTGCTGCCTGTGCTACTGAGAAACAAAGAGTTACGTTAGTTTGAATGCCATCGCCAGTTAGTTCTTTACAAGCAATGAGACCTTCTCTAGTAAGAGGAAGTTTAATTGTAACTTCTGAACCGATTTTAATATATTGTTGAGCATTCTCAATCATTTCATCGGCATTATTTCCATCAACCTCTGCAGAAATACTCTCAAAGGAGAACTCACTGGAGAGTTGACTAATAAAATCATAATAATTTACACCAGATTTACGAACTAGTGTAGGATTTGTGGTAATACCAGCGACAAGACCAGTTTCATAACGATCTTTTATCTCTGAATATACTGCTGTGTCTAGAAAAATTTTCATATCTAAATTATAGTGTACTTTGTGGTTAATGTCAACTATTCTTCTATGTCCCAATGCCACTTAATTGACTTAATAAAATCAAATGTGTCATCCATGTATGTTTTATCGTTATTATCATACTTCCATTCACATAAAAAATTTCTCATCTGTTGTATAGATTCAAAAGTTCCTTTATGTATGTAATTTTCATCATATAAACGATACTTCATTGCCAAACTTTTTCTGAACCTCCACTTAGTTTCCATCTTGTAGATAAATTATACATGATTTCGTGAATATTGTCTAGCTCTTCTGATGTTTTTTCTTGGGGAAGAAGAATATTTTCTTTCTCTAACTCAGCAAGCATGTATTGTTGCTGTTTTTCTGAAATAGTTGCAGGTCCGAACCAAGGATCATCAGTTAAGAACTTAGGAGCAGGAATTCCAGTAAAAGTTTTAGTCATCGAAATAATCCTTTCTGTAATAACGTCCAAGTATGTTTGAATTATAGTAGGCGGGAGTACCATCTGTCAATTTTTTTGTTAAAACATCGTTTACAAAGAGTTGTCTTGTCTCTTCATAATTTGTTCTTCCGATTGTTGGGTGGAGGGAGAGGATTTCTCTTTTGAAAGTATCCTTGCCATCTCTTCTAATGTCTTGTTTAAGTTCGTCAGAACTTCCGTAATACTGCTTCCAGTTTGATTCGCTTGTGACCCTTCGCTTTCCTCCTTTTGGTTTTCGCTTTTGCACGAAGTACTTTCTTCCGATGTAGGACTTGCCACTGGTGGTATTTGTGATGCAATAGACGAACCCATAGTGATCACCGATGTCATCAGAATTAAAGACACTGCCTTTGTAAATCCAAGGGTTGGTATACTCTGCCACTTTTTCATAATCTTCTCTTGATATTTAGGGTTCATCAAATAATACTTTATTAATGTAGTTGTTTGCCCACTTACTACCAAAGTATTTCTCTAAAATTTTTCTAGTTTTGTCGTTTTTTCTCTGTTTTTCACAATAATATAACTGTCCTTCGTATCTCTCGTCTGCTCTATTATAATTCATAGTTGATTTCCATACAGCACCTGCAAATATATCAAGATATTGATCTACAATGTCACAAAAATTCTTTCTTTCCTCTTCATCTTCTATTCTAACAAACTTAGAGTATGGAGAAAAAATGTCACCCCACTGAGGCATGTCTCTGTTATGCTTGAAACTATAATACTCACTAATACCTTCAATGTCATCATAAATTGGATGTTCTAAACCATCTACAGGAGAGATATCACATATTGCAGCAGTAATCATTTTTGGTGTAGCAACTATATCTGCACCAAAAATAGGAAGATCGAAATCTGGTTCTGGGTACCATATACAATGTAATATATCAAGAGGTCCTAGACTAGCAATTTCTAAATGAACCTTGCGAAGTCCAGTACAACTATACATTTCATTCTTGATACTAAGATCTCCATCTTCAGTTGTTTTATACACCTGTGCAAACTCATCGTCAACATCAAGTGGTTCTACATTTGGCAGAGTTTTTTGATGCTTGCGAATAATATTGGCAAGATCATCTATTATTAATCCCATGAATTATTGTTTGAGATAAAAAGTTGAGGATCAGCATAACCTAGATTAAGAGAAATCCTATAGTTTTTAGATGGCATAGAACTAGCATGAAGTGTCAAACCATCAAACACAACTGCTCTTCCTTTTTTAGGTGTAATTCTATCTACACACTGTCTGTTCTTATCAAAGAAAAATGTATCACCATCTGCATCGTTAACGTAGTATAAAATTACAGTGTGTGGTTGCTTTATATCTACATGCATATTGTTATGTAGTGGAGCATCTTTGAGAGGAAGATACAATCCAAATCTCATACGATGTAAAAAATAAGGATTGATATTTGCTTTATCACTAAGACATAAACAATGAGCAGCGATGAGATTAGCAGTACTAGTTTTTGTTTGAAACTTATTCATCGCTAGATGAGACATAGAAGGGTATGAAGGTTTGTTCATATCTCCTACTATTCTTTCCTGTCTTTTATCATAGGTCGAATCTGGCATAAATGACCATTGAAAACTAGGTTCTGTACAAATGTCAAGTAGTTGATCCTGCATTACTACAGGCATCACATCATCTATAATTTTCATTTCCATCTAGAAAAAAACTCTTTCAACGTTGTTTGATGTCCAGATTCACGAGTGGGAGGTTTTTTTATTCCCATCATTTTCTCGTAATCTTGGTGCAGTGCTCCCAAATACCATGCCTGACTCAGACTTTTCGGTCCTTCTTTCAACAATTGGATTTGAAATTTCGATAGACCAGCCTTCCTCGCCAAATACTCCTGTCTCCACTGTGTGCGGTGTGAATTGTTTGTCATCTTCCTCCCATTGTTCATGTAATTTTTTAATTTCCAAATCAACTCCCGCCATAGTTTGTAGAACTTTACCATCCCAATACATTTTTTCTATGTAAGAAAAAAGATATGTCAGAATAGTATTAAAAGGTGGTTTTTGTTTTTTAATCCACTTCTTTATTTTTTGTAAAGTAGTTTCTTCTCCACCCCAAGTATGTTCAAATTCTATTTTAGGCATAACTGAAAAAGAATTCTTTGATTAGGTTATGTGATTGTTCTTTACCAAATCTACTGGAAAGATATCCAGAGATTGGATCAAGTCTTATCATATACTTATCAAAATCAATATACTGTGAAGTATCAGTGCCAGTTGGTTGATGCTCATCCAGCATATTTTTATAATATTGTAGATATTTTGTGAACAGAGGCAGGTGTTCATCTACCTCATCAGGTTTACAATATCTAACAACTAAATTGTCAGAAAAATGATTACCTGCTTCAAAAAATCTATATGTTCCTTCTACTTTAGGCAAGTCAGGTGTATAAAACAAGTAGTTTTCTACTGGATGTTGGAAATCGAACACAATAACAACACGTTTGTCACTCATTCCCATGAGATCCATACCAAAACAGGGTAGATTTGATCCTGTTTTTGGATATATTATGTTATTGTGGATGCTGCAAGATTTATCATCCCAGATTTCAACTTGTCTTGACTTAATTAGATGGTCACCTTTATACAAATCAGCAGTTAGGTGTACACCTTTCTTATTAGTCCACTCAGCATGTCGCTTAACAAATTCTATATCTGGAAAAATCTCAGCAACAGTTGCCTTATAATTTTTCCAAAGATCCATAGTTATAATTTAAATCCTGCGAAGGTATCTTTTTTAACGTCTTGTTTAATACTACCAATAAGATATGATTCTACCTCAGTTTCTTGTGGTGCAACTTGCATACCTTTAGAGGATAACCAGTGTGCTGTCCAAGGTAATGGATTGTTACTAATGGGAGTATCAAAGACTGGTTTTAATCCAATAGATTTAAGACGACGATTAGCAGTCCACTCGACATATTTAGAAAGTAGTTTTTCATTAAGACCAATGATAGATCCATCTTTGAACAGATATTCTGCCCATGATTTTTCTTCGTCCACACACTGTTTAAACATGTTATAAACATTTGCTTCTTCTTCCTTAGCAATTTCTAATATATCAGGATCGTCACCTTTCTTCCAGTTATTAAGAATATTCTGTGTAACTGTCATGTGTTGACTTTCATCTCTTGCAATAAGTCCAATAATTTTTGCTGAACCCTCTAATAATTTGAGTTCACCAAATGCAAATGAACAAGCAAAAGAAACATAAAATCTAATACCTTCTAAAATGTATACATTTGCCACTGCTCTGTATAATTTTCTCTTTAATTCATACAGTTCTGCCTGTGCCATTGGAACATCATTAAGTTGATGCTCCCATAGTCTACCAGAACCATATTCTTGTGCTGCCTGTAAGAACTCGTCGTATGCTTTAGTTACTGATTGTGCTCTTGAAAGAATTTTTTCATCATCTAAAATTTTATCAAAAACATCAGCAGGATCAGCATATACATTTTTAATAATATGTGTGTAAGAACGACTATGAACCATCTCCATGGTTTGCCAGATGTTCATACACCCTTCTAACTCAGGTAAACTGCAATAAGGCATGAATGCCATGCCAGGACCACGACCTTGTACACTGTCCAAGAGGATCTGATACTTGAGATTGCTAGTAAATATGTGTTTTTGTGCATTATTTAATACTTGATAATCAGCACGATCTTTTTGTAAAGAAACTTCCTCAGGTCTCCAAAAATATCCGAGTTGATTTTGTGTTAGTTTATCAAAAATAGGGTATTTAAATTTATCATAACGTTGAACTCCAAGTGGAGGTCCAAAAAACATTCTCTGTTTTGTGTTGTCAACAATGTCTGTATTGAACACAGTCATTCCTTTAACTTTAGTACGCATGGGTTCTCCGTTGGTTCTAAATTTTACAGCTGTCACAATCTTCTTCCTCTGTTTCTAGTATTTGTGTAAGTAAATCTTGAATTGATTCTTTTTTCTCCTCTGTTAATGGTTCATCATCACTCTTGACATCGTATGTATTCTGATAATAAGAAGTCTTCCAACCATACTTATATGTTTTTAGAAGATCACCTGCCATAACAGAAACTGGCACCTCATTGTTATCATAATTTTCTGGATTGTAACTCCAGTTACCACTAATCGCTTGATCAAAAAACTTTTGCATTGCAGCAACAATTTTAATGTAACCATCATTATCTTTCATATCCCATAACAATGTATAATTGTTCTTCAAAGACCCAAACTGTGGAACAATCTGCTTAAGAGGTCCTTTCTTGGACTTCTTAGTGGACAAAAATGCTCTTGGTGGTTCAATTCCGTTTGTTGCGTTAGACACAACGGAACTGCTCTCCGATGGCATTTGTGCTGACAATGTTGAGTGTCGTAACCCGAACTCTTTGATGTCATTGCGTAAAGTATCCCAATCATAATTTAAATCTGTGCCACAGAATTCATCAATATCACGCTTGTAAGTGTCGATTGGGAGGATACCGTCTGCATACTTGGTGCGATTGAAATATCCACACTTGCCCTTTTCTTTCGCGATGGTGTTGCTCGACTTGAGCAAGTAATATTGGAAAGCTTCAGATAACTCGTGGACGAGTTTCCATGCTCTTGGGTTGTCATAGTTCTCTCCTTGTTTTGCTAAGTAGTGTGCTAGACCAATATAACCAACACCCAATGACCTACGGTTTAGGGTACTCAATTTTGCTGCTTCGACAGGGTACTCTTGATAATCAATCAACTCTTCAAGACCACGAACTGCCAAGTCACATAGATTTTCAAGATCATCTAACTTTTTAAGTTTACCAACATTAATGGCAGAAAGAATACATAAAGCAATTTCACCATTTGGATCATCTATGTGTTGCAAAGGTGTTGTCGGTAAAGTAATTTCTTGACAGAGATTACTCATAGTTACTTTGTCTTTAAAAGACGAGTGTTCATTACAATGATCGATGTTCATGATGTAAAGACGACCAGTTTCTGCTCTCTCTTTCAATAGATCAAGAAGTAATTCTTGAGCACCTATCCTAGTCTTGGGGATAGATTCATCACTCTCGTAAGTTCGATATAAGTCATCAAATTCTGGAGACCCAAAACTGTCATAAAGGTTAGGGACATCGTGAGGAGAAAATAATGTAATTTGTTCATTGTCAATAAATCTTTGATAAAATAGTTCACTAATTTGAATGGAGTAGTCAAGTTTTCTTACTCTGTTGTCTTCTGTACCTTTGTTGTTTTTGAGAACTAGAATGTCCTCTATTTCTTGGTGCCAGATTGGGAAGTGGACTGTCGCGCTTCCACCTCTGATGCCATTTTGAGTGCAGCATCTGACAGTTGCTTCAAACTTTTTGAGGAAAGGGACAACACCTGTATGCTGTACTTCTCCACCCCTGATTTTACTGTTGATCCCACGGATCCTACCTGCGTTAATACCGATGCCTGCCCTTTGAGCAACATACCTCCCAATAGCCATATCACTACTAAAGATGCTATCGAGGGTGTCATCGCTGTCAACAAGCACGCAGCTAGCAAATTGTCTAAGGGGTGTCCTGACACCGCCCATGATGGGGGTCGGTATGTTGATTTTGTGTTTGGAAATGGCATTATAATAGCGTTGGATATAATCTAACCTAGTATCACTAGGATAGTTTTGGAACAATGTAACAGCAATCATCATGTACATATATTGAGGTGTTTCATACACCTCTCCACAACTGCGATCTTGAATTAGATACTTGTCTACGACTTGGCGAAGACCAGCATAAGTGAACAAATAGTCACGCTCATGGTCAATCCACAAGTTAAATTTTGCCCACTCTTCGTATGTATACTTACCAATAATTTCACTATCGTATACCTTCTTTTCAACACACTTACGACAATGATCTAGTACAGATGGGAAACCTTTTTTCCAATCACCAAACACTTGTTTGTTAACTCCATACAAAAGTAAACGTGCTGCTGCAAATTGATAGTTAGGATTTTCAAGACTAATAAGATCACTCGCAGAACGTACAAGAATTTCTTGGATATCTTTGGTTTCGATACCGTCAAAGAACTGCAGACCCGAACTCATTTCGATCTGTGAGGCACTCACACCACTTCCTAAACCTTCACATGCCTCTTCTACTACTTTATGAATTTTCTCTAGGTTGAGCGCCTCTACAGCGCCATTACGTTTCTTTACTTTAATTCCAACTCCGTTTGTCATGCTTTCTTCCAGTCTTTAAATTTTAGGGTTGCGTTTAATTTTTGATATACATTTGATTCTACCATCTTTTGTACATCATGTCCAGCAAGATACATGTCATTTATGTCCTTTTGCTGTATATTTTTTGGCCAGATGACTACCTTATCTCCTCGACTAATGGTCTTGTCGATTCTTTCAACGATTTCTCGGTTACGAGGTTCGTTATCATAAACGTAAATATAATCGCTCCAACCAAACGACCTAATATCAATATCGGAACCGCACATAGCAACCGAGTTTTTAATGAAGGTCGAGTCGAACGGTCCTTCGACGATGTAGATTGTTTCATCTGTGTTAATTCTATCCAGTCCAAAGATCTTGGGTTGTGCCTCATCTAGCATGATCGTGATGTATCTCATCTTTGCTTTGGGAGCAAGAGATCTGCCTTGATATCCAAAGAGGTTACCTTGTTTGTCTTTGAAAGGGATGATAATACGTGGACTATCCTGTCTTGCAGTATCAAAAGTCTTCTTTTGTTTGTTTGTCCATTCTTTAAACTTTGGACAATAGTAAAAGTAATCTAGATTTTTGATACTTCGTTTTTCGAGATAGGCACGTGCTGGGTGAGAAATATTTAGGTCAGAAATCTTCTCAAGATCGGTATCTCTTTTAACAAATTTCGGTTCTGGAAATTTGAATTTTGGATTGGGTGTAGCAGTTCCCTTGCCAGTGCTACCTTCCTTAAATTTCTCCATGATATATTGTTCATAGAGAAGATGATCGTGATCTTTTAAGAAGTTCGCAAGCGATCTACCAACACCACAATTGTGACATTTATATGTAAAATTATTTTTAATCTTAAACAAATATCCCCTTGCCTTATTCTTTCTTTTCTGACTGTCACCGCAGTAAGGACATCTGAAATTAAACAGATCTACCTTCTTCTTAGTGAAAAGAGTAAGACGAGGGGATATTAAATTGATATACTTTACATCAAGAAAGCTCAATTACAGGCATTACAACTTCAGATATACTAACAGGGGATTGCTGAGTTGTCAAGTTCTTTAATAATGCTTGACCTGGTGTAGACACAAAGAAACATATAACAGATAATGCTCCTGCTATTGTCCACATCTTCTTTTCCATTAAACGAAGTCTATCATCAACTAATCTTATATCTCTCTCACATCCTTTCTTTATAGCGTTCGTCTCTCTACTAAGATCAGAGGAAATTCTATCTAACTTTTCAAATAAAACTTCATCTACCTTATCTTGTTTGTCTAATTTTTCATTATGCACAGCGAGTAACTGACCCATCTTCATAGAATTTTCTTGAAGTGTATCAACTACTTTTTCTAATCTTTCGAGTATAGCCGTGTTAATGTCAGACATTCTTAAATATTCCTGACAGCAAAATCTAGTGCAGATTGATATGTAGCAGCGTCTTTGTTCAGCATATACTGAAACTGTTGCTTGTGTGCATCATCTAGTTGTGCATAACATGCAGCAATTCTCTTTGCAGAAAAATTATCCAAGTTCTGTACAGCACCGTCTGAGAACTGGATCTTGGCGAATGAACCCTCGCCTTGTGGGTTAAGTTCAGAAGTTGCTACATCTAGTGCAACTTGAATTACATCTTGATTTTCAGTCATAATTTTTTTAGTCACTTCAGTATCCTCACGTTTTAATTTTTTAGTTTGTGATGCTGCCTTCTTTTTGAAGTCAGAGAGACGAGCTTTCATAAGAACATCCATCTCTTTTGTTTTATTCATCATCTTTTGTTTTGCTTCACCACGTTTTTTCTGAAGATCCTTAGAACGATTAAGTTTCTTCGTTTGTGTGATTTGCTTTTGCGCTCTCTCAGTATCAGTAGATAGAGCTTCAGTTACATTTGTGTCTTCTTTCATTTTTCTACGTTGAATACGATCAAAAAGAGAGCGGGCACCTTTAGTGCGCCCATCAATTGTCTCATTATTTTTCTTGTACTTACGATGTTGTTTAGGATTTACCATAACAAATGCTGGTGGCAACTGTAAACCAGAACCATCTCCAGCAGAATTAATCATTTCATTTAAATTAGGTTCAGTTCTTTTAGACATTCCTCGTCAACATCCTCGTTTAGTGTGAGTGGTAATCTATTTAGAAATAACATAAATGCCTTGATTTGAGACCAGTATGTTACTTCTGTTTTATAAAAAAGCAGCGGAGTTGCTGCCTCGCCAAATACATTGTATAACACAATCACATGGTTTAGTATGAGATGTGTTTTCAATTCTCCCGTCGTCTCATATCTCCTTAGCAGTCTTTTGATATATTTGAAGCGTTTTATGTCTTCTTCAAAGTCAGCGTAGGTGACAGACGACGGGTTATTGTAATTTTGAATAGCGAAAAATAACCAGTTATCTGGCGTCAATTCAGCAATGTTCATTCATTATGATCCGAATGTTAGAGTTCCTGCTCCGTCAGTGATGACTTCTTCAGTACCATTAGCAGAAGTAATCTTAACTCTGTAATTGTATCCGTCTAATGCGTTAGATCCTAGTCCACTGTAAGCAAGTGTTGCTGTAGTGAAGTCAGCATATGTGATACCTGTATCAAGTGATGCACTGACGTTAACCCAACGCTTAGTTCCAGACTTCTGTCTCTGCCACACGTATGCAAGTGCGCCAGGTGTACCAGTTGTACTTGTAGTAACTGCAAATGTACCAGCACCAGAAGATGAAGTAGAGTTACCAGGTTGACCTGTGATGGTAACAGCAGATGCTACATCAGCAGCGATGGTATCATCAGCCATGTCACCAGATGTGCCAGAAGCAACTGTAAGTGCTGCTACACATTCTGCCTTATGACGTGTGTTACCTGCATGATCAGTGTAACTTCTATATACCCACCAACCAGGATTACTAATACCACGAGACTTACTCTCAGCAAGAGAACCCTCAGTAGCATCAGCAAAAATTAGTTCGTAACTATTAGAATCTCCACCTAAGATTACAAATTCTGCAACCTGTTTTGGAGGGGTTCTTTTAATTACATTAGCAGCAGTAACTGTTGCAGTTGCTCCTGCATATGCTTTATGTAATTCTATACTAGTTGTGCTAGTAATGGTCTTAACAATGTAGTTAACACCAGAAATTTGAAGTACATCACCACCGACAACGGTGTCAGCAGCGTTCTTTGTTACAGTGGCATCACCGTTAGTGACACCAATATTATTTGAGAATGCAGCTGCATCCGTTGTTCCAATAAGTGACATCTTTTTCTAAGCTTGTGTTCTAAGGTTTATTTATAAAAAGGACTACTCCTTTGCTGCTATAGCAGCTTTTACGGTCTCAAGTAACTTGTCATCCATATCAGTTTTGGTCAGTTTGACTGCCTTACCTAGGATAACTAAGCAAATATCGATTAATTTTTCTCCAAGTTCCTCATTGTCAGGGATCTTAGCTACTGCATCTGAAATAATTTTTGTTGCAAGTGGAAGTAAAAACGAAAACATGGTAAAACTCCATAGTGTGTTCTTATATTTATTACTTTTCCCACTCCCCTAAAATATCACCCATGATCTTCATAAAATCCTTGAAGGACATGAGTTTTCCTACCCTATGATATCTCCTCGCTTTCATTACACCAGACTCAAATGATTCTTTCTTTACTTTCTTCTCTGGTAATCCCTTATGTTTAGTAGATGCAAACTTTTTTGCATCCTTCATCTTTATGCTGGAAGCAACTCTGGCAACCTCAGGTGAGGTAGCTTTTTTCTCACCCGTTTTTTGAGCTTGTCTAACCATCCCGAAGAATCTTTGTTGGGATTTTGAGACTGACTTTTCGTTAATAACTTCTGGGTGTGGTTCATAACCTTCTGCGTTATTGACTTTTGTAGTCATGCCTTTCTGTCCATCAGGAATACTTGGCATAACTTCTACTTGACCTTTCTTTTTAGATTTGGTCTTTCGTTCTTTGTCCTTACATCCACACTCCTCTCGGAATTGCTTGAAGGATTTCATTATTTCTTTTTCATTGCAATGATTTTGCTTACCTTCTTGCGTCTAGCAATTAGGTACTTGTCTGACTTATCATGATCTCCATCATTGTCAATGTCCTTGTCTTCTTTACCAACTGGATCTAGTTTTTTCTCAGTTAGTTCTACCTCTTCTTTCTTAGCAGTCTTTGCTGCCTTCTTAAATGCGTCAGGTGCAGGATAGTTCTTGCTGCCTGGTTTTGCAGGAGTACCACCTCTCTTTCTCTTAGCATGGATGTTGTCGTATAGACCTCTCTTGCCTTCTTCTAATTCCTCTCCTTCGTGTGGAATTGTATTACCATCCTTATCTTTCTGATGATGTTCTGCTACTACTTCCTCTTCTTTTACACAGTTAGGAACAGTCTTACCACCCTTCTTCTTAGTTCCTTTTGCCTTGTATCCTTTCCAGCATGTAGAAGCACCAACGTTAGCTCTTGCTGTTGCCATGTCACCTTCAGCAGTGAAGTATCTTCTCTTCTCTAGAATCCAAGTCTCTCCATCAATCTCATACTCTTCACGCTCAAGAACTTCGTACTCTTCTTTAGTAGCAAGTTGTGCTTTTGGTGATTCTTTCTTAGGACCTTTCTTTTTCAAAGAGGTCTTCTCAATTTCTGCACCATGTGACTGAGGCATCATACCATCAAAGGGTGCTTCGTGAAGATCAGGCATTGCTGTACCTTGGAAAGTGTTGCCATCTTGCCAACTCTTAAAAGATTCCATCAATGCAGACGAAAACTCGTCATTGTTTTCTACAGTATTTACAGGTTTTGGATACTTCATCGTTTAAAGGGAGGTTCTTCTCGTATTATTTATAGTTCTAATGTTCTTAATCCACTCACGGAACATATTACCATGCTCTGATATTACAATTGCATAGTTGCCACCAACTCTATGAATGTGTCCTTTGTCTCCTGTGCGGGATGACATGACGGTATCACCTTCTTTAAAGACTTCTTGTTGTCTTTGCTGTTGACGCAGTGCTTCTTCTCTTAGTGTCTTAAAATCTTTCATTTATAATTTTTAGGTAGCGCATTTTTAATCTCTTGCATGAGAGCGCGACATTCACGATCATTTAATGCTCTTGGAATTCCAGAACGAAATGTTTTAAAGTCGTCAGCGTGCGCTGCACGTCTCATCTTAGTTCCAGAAATGGCAAAGGTATCACCATCAGCATCTCTACTTCCAGAAGATTGAATATCAATTGTTCTGAATGAAAACTCAGTTCCATTATATTTATGTAACCACTGCATAGCAGAAACCCTGTCAGAACCTACCAAAAATACTACTTCATTATACCCACCTAACATTAGATCCTGCATAATAGCAACTGGTTCTCTAGGACCTGAGAAGATCTTTCCTTTGTGTTCTGGAAACATCTTATTCATATAATATAGTTTTCTATCAGGTGGTAATGGATTAGTACCTTTATTATCTACAGACTGTGAAATGTATATACGATAATCATTACGACCTGCAGCTGACTTTACTCCTCTAAAATTCTCAGCATGACCTGTGGTAGGTGGTTGAAACCTACCAAAAGTAAAATAACATTTATTACAATTTAACGCCATTGTTTTTGCAGAGTAAAGTTATTGTAAGCAAACTCCAAACGATTAACAAACTTAATCATACTACCATCTTTGTGAAGTACATATCCCTCAGGAGTTGTCACCTTATATCCTTTGTCTGTTTGAACGTATGTTCTAAACTCTTCTAAATGATCAAGTTTATCTATAACCATTTGCTTCACTGTTTGCAGTTCTCTATACAATGACAGCATCGCTTTAAACTTGTCCTTATTCTTTTCAACATACAATTGACTACCATATACAAGGTTTCTCTTCTTAGTTAAGTTTGCAATTGTTTTAATTTTTGCAAGTTCTTTATTTGTTTTTTCCTCATAAAAATTCAGCATGTTATACATTGCTTCATCTATGTTACCAATACTACGAGCATTCTTTATCTCATTGTTGAAAAACTGTTTAAGATAAGAAGCAATATGAAACTTAGCATCACCTGTTGTACCAGTTTCACTGACTAGTTCATCCAAGAAATCACCGCAAGACCTACACATGCTTTCTATTTTTGACACGTGTCTATCAAATGTATTCATTTCTGCTCTAGAAAGTCCAACACGATGCATGGGTGTATCATTCTTAACTACCAATACATCCTCAGATCCATTTACTTTAGCACCAGCTCTTGCTTGCATATCAGCAATTGCATCACCTGTGTAGTGAGTATGGAATACTACCCCAATTTTTGCTCTGCTAGCTGCTCTTCCAATAGAATGAGTAGTAGGAATAGCGTAAGTAATTGTGTTGGGTCTGAAAGTATACAACTCTTCTCCATTTATTCTTTCCCTCCTAATATCTGATGTGAATAAAAGATCACCTTGCACCACACCTTGAATGTCAAGGGTAGAAAAATAACGAAGAGAAAATTTAAGTTTTTCTGCAAGGTCACCCTCATACCAACCATCAATTTGTTCTTCACTATAACAAAATTTAGGATCATTTTTATTAAACACAGATTTGGTGCCAACAAAAAACATTCCTGTCTGTGGATCTGTGCCACATACAACAGAAGGTGCTCCATCCCATTTAGTTTGCATGAAACCACTGCTTTCTTGATGACCTAACATTTTTTTGAGTTCTTCTAAAAATGACACAGCAGCTTTACAACCCTCAACTCCATAGTTGAGCATTTCATCTTCAAGATGTTCTAGATGTTTTAGTTGCTTAACGTTTGCCATTACTTCTTATAGTAATCTCCATTGCTGTGAGTAGGATATATACCACCTTGTTTGTTTCTAATGTTAAATTTAAAATCATAAGATTTAGTTTCAAATATCATATCAACTCTCTTACCTCTACCGCCTGCACCACCATAATTTATCTCAACTGTGTTTCCAACAAGAGATGCAGCTTTGTTCATATACTCTTTATCAATTTCATAACATTCTACTTTTGTACCAGTATAATGAACCATCCAGTAACCATAACCAACACCACTCTTGATCATTTCTTGTAATGCTTTTTTGCCACTAGGAGATAGAGTAGTTTGTTCAATATGATTATCAACTGTAGTACCAGTAACCTTGCCATACTTAGCAAACACATCTATAAATTTTTGTTGATCTATACCAAACATCTCAAGATATTCCTGACCATCATCAGGTACTTCACCTGCTATTAAACTTGCTTCTGGAAATAAATTAAGTTTATTTTTACCTGTTCCTTTAATACCACAGTTGAAAAATGATAGTGTGCTTCCAAATTTAACTGAAAGATATACTGGTTTACCAGCAACTGTCAATGTAATATCAGTTAGAGTTTTTCCAATGTCATATGTAGCAGTAGAACCACCTGCAGAGATAACAATATTATTGCCTTTTTTCTTAAGAGGACGTGCTTGGTTTTTACTACCTTCACCTATAGCTTTAGTAGGTGCTGCTCCATATTTTTTGACCATAGCATCAACTATTTTTTTAACATGATCCTGATATTTTTTAGGTTTTCTGCCAGAACAATGATCAATTAGTGCTTCAGTAAGATCATTCTCATACACATTACCCATATTAACTTTCGTACCACCTTTTTGTTGTCCACCAAACTCATCAGTTTTTATAAAGTCACTTAGATCTAATTTTGTTTCAACACCAGTATCAGCAATATTACACGTAAACTCAATACCATTTCTACCACGAAAACCTTGCCTACACACTTCATCAAATAACATCTTCGCAGAAAATTCTTTACTAGCATTTCCTTTTATCTTACTAAAATCTTGAAAAGGTCTAGTTGTGTGTTTACCTGCACTTTTACAAGTGACAGTAAATCCTGCCACTTCAACAGTACCAACATCTTCTGTTGAGAAACGGTTTACTTTTCCATTACGATTTAAAGCTTTATCAAAAAAGGTATCCATGCGATCAAGATACCTTCCACCGTTTCTGAAAAAATCTCCTGCTTTCATGAAAAAACCTCCCGTCTAACTATTTAGAGGGAGGTAATTAATATTCAGTACCACTCTTGTTTTTTCGTTAGTGCAACTATATCCAACGTGTTTAATATTACTATCAAATATAACTATTCTATTTTCAACTGATTCTACTACTTCTCCTGTCTCAAACTCTGTCCATCCGTCATTAGTATTTACATAGTATATTGCTGTCTTTGCATTATTAAAAGGATGGTCTGTATGATAACCACCTAGCATAGTATGTTTACTATCTCTTGGATTTAAATTTATTTTTGCTCTAATAATAATGTTTGGTGTATCTAACCTCTGTAAGATTGGAATTATAAAATTATATCCCTCTGAAATAGGTCCTTGATTTTGTCTATAAAGAAGATTTGTAAATTGATAACCTTGATTATCTTCATCTTCTCCTGCTGCAGTTAAGACATGAGGATTATAAAACCAAGGAAACTCACTTCCCATAAAACCTTTCTTTAATGTTTGAAAGGAATTAAAAGAAACATAATTATCAATAACTATAGGAGACATTACCTATCGTCTGCTTTTCTATTTTCTGAAAGATAGATATCAAAAGTTCCTTTAGGATATCTTTTTGCTAGTTTACTCATATTGATGTTTAGAACGTCTTTCATTTCAATATCAAGTGCCATACAAGCTTGTGCTACGTACCACATAATATCACCTAATTCAATAATAAGATGCTCTTTATTATCTTCGTCCCATGGTTTTCCTTGGAATATCATCTTCTTAATGATCTCAAGAAACTCACCACCTTCAGCATTGATACCAACACCGCTAGTAAGGAGACGTTCAATGTTAGCACCTTCACGGTCTAACTCGCCAATACGATCAGCGAAGTCAACGAAGTTTGTTGATGCTTCAGAAGTAACTGCAGAAACAAACTCTTCGTATCTGTTAAAATTAATTGTCATACATTCCACTCTGCAAATTTTGATAATCTAGATTGTGTATCAGCAAATTGCTGGAAGTCCTCACCAGGATCTTCATCGTTGATGTTAATAGCAGATGCGTCATCCGCTACATCATACAGCTTCATTTTTGATCTGTCAATTCCCACCATGAATTTTCTTGAGGAAGTCGGGTCGTTGTATCTGTTTTTAAGTTGTTTGACCATGATGCGACCTTGTTGTTCAAGCTCTTCAGTAGATATAAGAGCGAACATAAAATCAGCAGTGGCAGGTAGACCAAAAGACTCAGAAGTATCGGTAAGATCTGGATCGCTATTGCCATAACCACTACGAGTAGTCTGAGTGGCACTGATAATAGGTACATTGCTTTCCACAGCAAGACCGCGAAGCTCTTCAGCAATCGCTTTA